CGGTCGGTTTCCTGAGACATCTACGTGCCCCTTTCTGCTCTGCTGTGTGGTTGGGTTCCGGTGACTGAAAGACCGCTGAGCGGGGCCGTAGCCCCGCCCAGCGGCCATTCGATCAGGCGAGGACCACCTGGACCCCGCTGTGGGCGCTGACGGAGGTGAACTCCACCAGCAGGGAGGACTGACCGTCCTCATCGGTCGCCATGACGGTCAGGACGTTCTTGCGGTCCATCGAGCGGCCGGTGTGAACCTCGATCTTGGCGATCGTCTTGCCGAGCCAGCCCTCGGAGAACTTCATGGCAGCCCGCCCGACGTACGCACCGTCCGACATGGTCGAGTACGAGTTGGCGGCCAGCATCAGCGGCCACTGGCCGTCGTCACCGCTGAGGACCAGGTCGGCCACAGCCCCGCGGGTGCTGGCGGCGACGATCCGGCGACCCTCGAACTTGGCGATCATCTCGGCGACTCCCTCGAACTTGCTCATTGTCTCTGTCCTTTCGGTTCCGGTGGGGTTCCCTTTCTCCCCTCCTTGTAGTTATATTGTATGACACCACCGCCGACCGTACAAGGTTACCCACGTGATGACTCTCACAAATTACCCGCCCACCAGCAACGGCCAGCGGGCGGGTAATTGACTCTCGGTCAATATTGACTCTCGGTTAATATTGACTCTCGGTCAATATTGGCCCCTCGGGCGCCTAAAACAGGGTCAGTTGCTCGCCGTTCCCTTTGAAGGTCGGACGAACACCGTCCCGGATCGCCTCGAAGTAGATCGACGTCGGCAGCAGGACGCCCGCCATATGAAGGAGATTGCCCGCCGCCTTGTCGCACCACGGGCCCTCCCAGTTGTACGACCGGATGGCCATGTGGGCGATGTTCCCGGCCTCCACCTCATAGACCGAGCGGATCCCGCGGGCCAGCATCTTCGACGGGTTGGACCGCTGGCCCAGCCCAGCCAGCGCAGCCCATGAGTTGGCCCGCTTCCTGACCGACACCGCCACCTCGGACATCGGCTTGCCGGACAGCCCGGCAGCGGAGACGATGCAGAACGACGTCGCCGCCCGCAGCCAGTAGACCAGCCCGTTCAGGTCCGACTGAGTGGCGATCTGGCGGTGCATGTCCACCAGCGTGTCCAGCACCTCCCGCAGGTCCGACCGGTCCAGCGGGCGGGCCGGCATGTGCATGTACGTTCCCACGGCCTCGGTGAGCCGAGCATCCATCCGGCGTTCCATCGTCTCAGCCATCGTGGTTCGCCTTCCACTCCTCGAAGATCCGGTCGGCCAACTGCTCCAGCGTTCCCCCGGCCTCGACCTCCGGCCGGGGATCCAGGTCCTCGTCCTTCAGCGGAGAGACGTCGAAGTCATCCTCCCAGGACGTCGGGTACAGGTCCTCCAGCAGGGCCAGCAGGTAGATCGACTTCGAGGCCAGGTCCATCAGCGGCTTGTCCGTACGGGCCTCGGTCGGGGCCGGGCCCTCAACCCCGCCGGCCACCATCCGCGTGTAGGCGTCCACGTACATGTGCATCGTCTCGGACAGGGTCCTAGCGATGTCCGTCGAGGTCCGTCCCCACGGGTACGGCTCCGAGTGGGCGCCGGCCATGTACAGCGCCGCTTGCTGGACGGTGCTCATGCTGCTGTCGTAGGCGTCGGTCCCGCGAATCAGCCGGACACCGACCGCGCCGATGACGTCGCCGACGGCGCACTTCAGGCCGACCCGAGTCTGGGCCGAGAACACCCGGCCGACACAGTCCAGCAGGACCGGCAGGAACTCGAGGTCGTTGGTGTACGGGCGTTCCGTGACGCCGTCCTCGCCCCACGGGAAGTCCACCAGGTAGTCGGACGCGACGTCGGCTACGGTCTTCGGGTCGGGATCCATGATCTTCGGCCTCAGGTACTTCTCTTCGCTCATCTCTCTACTCCTTGGTTGGTTGATCGTTGGTTGACTCGGATGGGTTGACGGGAGGGCCCGAAGG